CTTCATCCTTTAAATCTTCTTGATATGTTGTATTTAATTTTTCCACAATAGCGTCTAAATCTCTAACTTGAGATTCTGCTACTTGTAAAGTATATTCTGATTCTGGTCTAGTAATTACTTGTACTATCTTTGCCATTATCTTCTTCCGTCTGGTTGTGTATCTAATCTAAAAGTTCCTAGTTTCCAACTTTGAGATGTAGAAGTATTTTCTATTTTTAAAGCAATTGCTCTAGCTCTAGCACGTGTATCTACTTTGGTAGTAGAAGATGTAATATCAAAAGGACCTAAAGAAGAACCTGCTTGACTACCATTTGGATAATTTCTTAATTCTAATGTAATTCTAGTAGCGCCTGTTTGAGAAATAAAGTCAGGTATAAATCTTCTAATCTTCATTATAAATTCACCATCTCCTTTAAAAGTTGCAACTCCTGTTTGTTGTCCAGTTGATGAACGAGCTTGTGTAATATCAAAATCTCCTGACTCAATGTTTGCAGTAATAGCTGAGATCACACCATTTTTTATTTGATCAGTTCCTGTTTCGTGTTCAAAATATATTGAGGTTCCATCTGTATTACCTACAACATCAAATGATGTATCTGTTCCTGCATCATATTCTAATGCATGAGGTAAACCAAACACAGCAGAATCTTCCCACATAGTTCTAGCTAATGTTCCATTAGTCCAAACTGGTCTTTGCGGAGAAGAATCAAAATAATTATAAGAAACTACTCTGTTAACAACTGAAGATGAAGACGTTGGATAAAACCACATAACTTCTCCAAAAAGATTATTTAATCCAGCTGACACCATTTGATTACCAGAATCTAAATTTATATCATTGTAAACATGATCTTCTACCAAACAAGCTAAAGATTCTAATCTACCTGCATATCTAAAGAAACCATTCTCTGACATCCAATACGCAGCACCATCAACTTCTACACATGCGTTCTGTCCAACCAATCCACAGTTAGTTCCAACTTGTGCAAACGCAAACGTAAATGGTTGACCTACAAAACGTTGTGTGAATAACGCTGTGTCAGTCCAAACATAGATTGCATCTCTACCTCTAATTGCTCCTCTGATCTGTGATCCGTCGGCCAATCTTTGTGTACCAGCTGTATTGGTTGCTGTTGGTGTATATGTATTAATATCTTCCTGGTCCGAGAATCTAATAAACATATTATCCTGTGTGCTTGGTGTTCCAATAGTTGTTTCTGTTCCAAAAAATACTAAGTGTCTATCCGGTGTAGATACAACCATGTGTCTTGATGCTGTTGGTGCACCAGATATAATAGTTGCTCTTGTATTCGTTGAATCTGCTGCTGCAGAGTCCCATTCAAAAACTTCTCCATCATGAATTAAACATATAGCTTTGTCACCAAAGTTATCTAATGACCACATACCAGGTTCAAGAACTAAGTCACCAGAAGCAGCCTCGCCCCATGCAACATAATTACTTGTGTCTGTTATTGTATCACCATCACTGTGTGAAGCTGCAGTTGTATTTCTAACACCTCTTGTAACACCTGTTAAAGTACTACCTGATATACCTGTGTAAGATATTTCTTCTGTTCCTATTAAAATAAAGTTTGTCCCTGTACTTGGAAACGATCCTACATCCGCTAATACAATTGTTGTTGTTGAAGAATTTATAGCACCACTTAAAGTTGTAGTAAGTGGCCCTACTTGTTCTCCTCCCCACGTGCCTAATCCATAACCAAACCCTTTTGCTTGTACAGCAGGTCCAACAGAATAATAATGTTGTACTCTTATACCACCTGATGTTGTTGCACCACTTCCTGATTCATTAGAAGGCATTGTAATAGTGATTGTTGTACTATTTGGCACGGAAGTAACCATAAATTTTTTATCATCAAAATCAGAGGCTGTATAATTTGAGTTTGTTATTGTAGAAAAATTATCTAATAAAACAATATCATCTTCTTGAATATTATGATCTGTAGAAAAAGTTATTGTAACCGTAGGCGAGCCATTAGTAGTTGAAAAAGCATTGCTCAATGTTGTAGTAGATTTGATAGGGTGTATGTCATAAAATACACCACCAGAATATGCATATAAAATCCTGTTAGTCCCTATGATAGAATATTTTCTACCTAAACTATTTATAAAATGATGAAGACCTCTACCGGCTCCTGTTAATTTACTTGCCCCTAGTTGTCTCCAACCACCTATTTTTTCAGGTGTTCCATATCTAAATCTAACATTATCACAGTCTACCCATTGACCCTCTGCTCCGGTAGGTGTAATTTGTTTATTAATACCTGGTTGAAATCCTATCTTCTGTAACATAAAAATCCTATAATAATTAGGGCAGGAGACGTGGTATGGTGGATCTCCTGCCGAAACATTATTCTACTACATTATTTGATAAATTTAAAGCCTTTAAACCATTGAGGTAACCCTATATGTAAGCGTTCATCAAACATATTTTCTTTAGATCCAGATGTTTTAATATTATTGTAATGTAAAAAAACTTGAATACATTCTTCCCCTGTAAACCTCTTTCTCCAATGCTCTAAATCGCAGCCTCTATATATTAACATATCACCAGGTTTTAAAGTTATCTTGATACCCTTCTTATCTTTTTTTCCAGATGGCTCAAGATATATTGGCCAATCATCACCGCCAAGATTCATAGTGGTAGATATCTCACAACTAAATCTATCCTTATGTCTTTTTAATTCGTGGCCTTTTTTATATACTCTTGTGTAAGTATAAGCAGGATAAAGTTTTAAGTTTGTTGTTTTTTCCATAATTGGTTGACATTTAAGTAGTAAAGTCTCCATTGCTACATCTGCATACGCAGCATAAGAACCTGGAACCTGAAGAGTTGGACCTTCATAATACCCAAACATTTTTTCAAAAGGAGATATGTATCTTGCTCTTAAACAAGTGTCATAGACTTGTTTCTTCATTGCAAGATAGTTAGCTAAAAAAGTAGCTAAATCTTTTGATATTGCTTTACGAACAACTACGTACTTATCTTTTTTAAAACTATTATACATTTTTATAAATTTTTGAGTTTAGAACTATATTTCCAGATATACTTATTCTAGTTTTATTAGAAGTATAGAAAGGGTATACTTGATGAGGTCTATTAGCTGTAAAAAATAACATGGTGCCCTCATCGTCTGGAGTTAAATGACAATCATAAGTACAAATTTTTCCTAATGAGTTCGTGTAATACATTTGAAAGGTATTTGGATAAGCACAATTAGCATGTTTAACAAAAGGTAGTTTCTTTTCTTTTTCATAGTTAGCGGGTATCTTCATCCAAACTACAAAAGAAAAAAGACCTGCGTGAGTGTGAAAAGGATTAAATTCATATTTCTTTTGAAAATTTACCCACATGCTTTCTAATTGAAACGGAAGATTTTTATTTAAAATATTTGGAATAATCCAAGTATCTTTAGAAGAACTATCTAAATACTCTTGAATACAAGGTAGTAATTCTTTTTCAAAAAACCAATTGTTTTTATCTTGAAGATAAAAAGAACTATCTATTTGACCAACTAATTCATGATTCCATCTTTTCTTTCTTTTTTTAATATAACTATTTAATATATCTAAAGTTTCTTGTGAAAGTTTTCTTTTTACTATACCTACGTTATCAAAATTTTCTATGGCCATAATTTTATATATTATCTATTATTAAATTATCTACAGCTTGTATATTCCAGTGTATAAATCTAAAAGGTTCTTTTCCATAATCCACTACAAACTCGTGTTCCAAGTATCCTGGAAATATAACTAATGTTCCTGGTTTAGGTCTTAGAAAAAATTGATCATGTCCATTCCACACACCTTTTATATCTGGTTTCATTTTTAATTTAGTAGCTCTAGCCCCTGTCCGTGGTTCGTGAAAAACGGGGTATGATGTTTTATCACTACATTTTAAAAAATAAAAACCTGACACGTGTTGATTCCAATGCACGTGCGCTGAATGATGGCCGCCGCCTTTTTTAGCAAATTCTTGAACCCATAAATCAGTAAACATCATTTGATATTGACTCATGTCATAACCCATGTAATCTAAATATTCATAAGATTTTTGACCAACATATTTTTTAAAATCTAAAAAATTATTTTCTTTTATTAAAGACGAAGAATGAAAAGATCTTCCAAAGTCTCCATGTTCTTTTATATGATCTTTAGATGGTTTAGAAGATCTAGCTTTTTTAATATGTGTATTAGAAGCCTTGTTTAAAGAATCAAGAAACTCTGGTTTGTCTTCAGTCCAAACAGGTGTGGTAAAAAAATGTTCTATGTTCATTATTTAAAAGAATCTCCTAAATTCCAAAGCACTAAACTGTATCTACAACCTTTAGATACAGGTTTTACCCTGTGCCACACAAAAGATGGAAAAACAATAATAGAACCTTTAGGTAGTATTTCTTTTGCTTTCATCACATGTTTAGCTTCGTTTCTCATTGGTGGATCATAGTCTCTACTGTCAAACTCTAATTCTCCACCTTTATATTCTGAACCATCAGTTAACTGACAAGTCATAGATAATTTTCTAATTTTATTGTGTCGAAATGTATTAGGCATATTATAAGGTCCTTTCCAAGAATCACAATGCCAATCATAATGTTGATTTAATTTATATTTTGTAAATTGAATATCTTCAGAACTGTCCCATTGAAAATTCCATCCTGCCTTTTTATTAGCTATATCAACATAAGGCAAAATTTCTTTGTATATCCAAGTGTCATTCAACCAAACCACATCAGAATTTCTTTGATGTTTTAAATTTTTTATTTCTTTTTTATTTAATTTTTTATTTCCAACAAGACCTGTTGCACCCAGTTGTTCTTTTTTTTGTAAACCATATTCAATAACATCATCACAAAACTTAATAGGTAATGCAGCAGTAAAATACCAATAAAAATTTTCTAAGTTCATATAAATTTTGGCCCTGCTAAAAACATAGTCAAACTTTCTCTTATACCCTTTTTTACAGGATTTACTTTGTGTAATAAATGAGACCTTAAAAGAATAACATCTCCTGATTCTGTGAAGTCAGAAATAAAACTAGGTGTCTCAGTTTTTAATAAACAAAATTCACCACCAGTATATTGTTTAGTTGAGATATTTATTAATAAAGTTAATTTAATATCGTATGTTGGTGAGGTTGAAGAATCACAATGAAAACTGTATTCACCACCTTTACTATAAATATTATAGTTTAATAAAGGATTTCTTATTTCAAATAAATTATATCCAAAGTTATGTTGATTCACATCAAGAATATTATCTATTAATTTTTCTATTTTATCTTTAATATTTTTATATGAAACCCAATAAACTTTAGAAGTTTTAACAGAATTACCTGCTCTAGGATCTTGTCCTACATTTTTTTCAGTTAATTTATATTTGTTTATTAATTTATTTAAATCTGAAACTTCTTTTTTATTAAAAAAGTTTTTCCAAAACCAATAATCAGGAACAGTATATTTGTTCATTTTTCAAGCAATATATAGGTTGTAGTTAACACGTAGTTTAATTCATCTTTTTGATTGTTTTTTAAATGATACGTACATGTTGAAGGAAACATTATAAATTTATTATCTGTAAGTTTTATATTCCAACTTCTTCCTTTTTTTCTATTATCATCATAGTAAATTGTAACAACACAATCATCTGTTTTTAATCCATATAACAATGTAAAGTCTGGTGAATTATAAAGATCTACAGGATTAACATTATATAAAGGAATTGTTTGTTCATTTGGTTTGTAAGTATTTGTCCAAGTGTCTTTAGTTACTAAAGTTAAATCGTGTTTTATATTTATGTGTTCTGTTATATATGTGGTTAACTTATCCCACTCTCTACTAAATTTTAATTTAGTGTTGGACAGTTCTGATTCTACACCATCTAATATTAAAGACCCTCTTTGAATCTCAAAGTTTTGTGGCATAGAAACATCGCCATAATATAAAGCTATTTCAGATAATACTTTCTTGTGCATACCAGTTTCTTTTATAAAGAAATATTTTTAAATGTCAATTATGCTAAAGTATTAATTAGAGCCCAACCTGTGGTATTGTCTGCTTGATAAGCAGATTCATCCCATTGATATTCCCAATGATGTGTATTTGCGTTATTTTGATTTTTTTGTTCTGTTGTTAAATCTGGTTTATCTAAAGGTGCTACCCAACCAAGTGTAACCCTTGTCCAAGATTCATAAGGT